ACAAGAAGTAGTGGATACATATACCGGCCGAAAACGCACCATCTATGAAAACGCCCTAAAATCGTTATGTATGAAATCCGTAAACAGAAACGATGCCATTAGTGTGGCATTTGTAAAGGTAGAGAAAGGAAAACCAGGCAAGGCTCCCAGGTGTATACAACCACGTGACCCAAGATATAATTTGGTCGTGGGAAAGTATATTAAAGCACTAGAACATAAAGCATATAGTGCCATTGCCAAGGTTTTCGGAGATGGACCAACTGTGATGAAAGGATACAATGTAGATCAAATCGGTAATATTATTGCTGGTAAATGGAACTCATTCGAAGATCCCGTCGGTGTACCGATAGACGCAGTAAAAATGGATATGCATTGTTCTAAACAAGCATTGACATGGGAACACTCAACATATAACATCATATTTAAAACCATTGAATTGAAGCGTTTGCTGAAGTGGCAGATAGAGAACAAGGGGAGAGGTTACTGCTCAGATGGCAAACTAAAATATGAAGTAGAAGGTCGTAGATTTTCAGGTGACATGAACACAGCACTAGGCAACATTCTTATTATGTGTGGCTTGGTATGGACATACGCCCAAGAGCGTGGCGTTCACGTGAAAATAGTAAATAACGGAGATGATTGTGTGATGTTTTGCGAGAGACGAGACTTGAAGAAACTGATGAGGAATTTCGATTCATGGTTTTTAGAGTTTGGATTCCGCATGACTGTTGAAACAGTAGTTACGGAGTTGGAGCAAATTGAGTTCTGCCAAATGCACCCAGTAGCGACACCAACAGGATACACCATGGTCAGAAACATCAGGACAGCACTAGCAAAAGACACCATGACAGTGTTACCAGTAACCAACGAGGCATCTGCACGCGTTTGGTTTAAGGCAATCGGTCAATGTGGTTTAAGTCTGGCAAGTGGCATCCCGATGGTTCAATCTTTTTACTCTATGTACGATCGGCAATCAAATAAGGAAACGAAAGTAAGTGAACATGGCGCAATGCAAACCGGTATGGCG